TGCTTTAATGTTTTTACAGATATATTTAAAAAAAGCTATATTTTTATTTGAAAAAACTATACTTTTTTTGAAAATAGCTGTAACATTGCTCTCACAGTATTATTTATTTGTATAAATAAATTATTTACTTTTGTTATATATTTCGTAGATAAAAATTATTTGAATACGAAAGTCTTCTTTCCAGATTGTTCCTGAATGGCGTCTTCATTCTCTGGTGGATTCCATGATCCAACACTCTCAATATGTTCCCCATTTTTAGACACGGAAAACGTATGAATAATGTAGTTCTTCTTTTTGTAGAAATTGTTCCTCGAATATGCCTGATTCTTGAACTGGGAAAAATTGTCCACAATATCAATTACAAGTGGGATATTTTTGGTTTCACCAACTTTTGGACGAATCCGCCCCACAGCTTGTTCAATATCGGTTTTTGGTGTTCCGAGTATGATAGTGTCGATTGTTTTAATGTCCAATCCCTCGGCCGCCATTTGGAACGTCGCCAATATAACTGGTTTCTTGACACTTTCATCTAATTTTAGCTGTTTCATTCCTCCAATGTAGTAGCCACATTCGACTTCTAGCTCCCCCATTTTTACTTCAATATCCTTTAACATCTCACGGCGGTCCGCTAATATTAAAATCTGTCTCTCATCTTTGAGGCAACCCATAGTCTTTTGGACAATGAATTTTGTTCGGGGCATGTAGAGGGCTACATTATTTATCATACCGGCTGAATTAACGTTTCCATAATACCCTTTTAATTCTTCGCAGTAGGCTTGATCATCGCAATCGTAAATATATCTTTCAACCACTGAATTTAGGGCGCTTTTACCCTTCCTCATAAAGACTATGTCTCCAATATACCATTTTAAGACCTTTGTTAGGCCGTCTTTTCTCTCCGGAGTCGCGCTGAGTCCCAACATATAATTACAGTTGATTTTTTGGAGGGCTTTCGAGAACTCGCGACTGGGGCATCGGTGGGATTCGTCGAGGATAACCATTCCGAAGCTATCGAATGTATTAAGAGGGTAATCTTTCATTGATATACTCTGAATCATTCCAATGACAATGTCTTTATTTTCAATGTCGATGATTTTACCTTGGATACGACCGATACGGGCATTTGGTAAAAAAGCTGGGCTATCTGGGCTCCCTGAAATTCGCTCAATCCATTGGTTCATCAAGAACTCTTTGTGGACAAGGACAAATGTCTTTTTTTTCATATGGCTGATTAAATAACAGGCACACGCCGTTTTTCCTTCTCCGCAAGGAAGTGATAGAATACCGCCACCTGTTTTGGAAAAGGCTTGGATACACGCTTCAATTGGGTCGAGTTGGTGAGGTCGGAGTGTCCCGCTGAATTTTAGGTCGATGTCATCTCCGACGGGAACATCATTTTTTGTGGGAATTCCGAACTTTTCGATTCCATAATATTTAGGAACGTATAATTTTTTATCATTTTCTAAAAAGATGGGGAATGGTTCTTCGGACTCTCCGTAATCTCCGATTACAAATGGGGAAATAGTTAAATCTTTCCTTATGTTTTTAATTGTTTTTTCGGGGAATTCCGATTTAACAATTACATAACCTCTTTTTCCAATATATGTTGATGTCATATTTAGAGATAATATGATTTTATTAAAAAAAAAATCAATTTTATCCTTAAATAAAATATTAGTATTAATTATAAACATGGCTGTTAAAAAGTTAGCAAAGAAAGTATTGAATGTTTCCAAGTCAATTGTTAAAGCTCCAATTACGATTCTTGAAAAGACTGGTGTTTCACTGACTGGTCATATTGTTCAAGCAGTATTTGTAGTCCTATTAATTGTTTATTCTGGGGTTGTTGTCCAATTCTTACCCGTAAGCTTCTTATCATTCTTTGACAATATCATTGTTAAGATTGTATTCTTGGTTGTTATTGCGGTTGTTGGACTGTTTAGTCCTGCTGTCGCTCTCTTTTTGGCAATTGCGCTTGTTGTTATGCTTCAAGTTGGTCAGAAGAAGCAACTCTCGACGAATGTTCGAAACATTGTTCTGACACAAGCAAATAGAATGAGGGCCCCCGTTGTTACGCAAGAAGTCGCTGACGGTGATATTGTAGAATCAATGGATGGTGGTGATGGATATTTAGACCCAGAGGTAATGGATGCTGGTCGCAGTTATATGAACCGTGGAGGTGCGGACCCTGCTGGATTCAATCAGAATGATAGTTGCTTATCTTGTAGTAGTTGTAATGACACAAATGCGCAGTGTAGCGGTGTAAAAACTTGGAAGGATACTCTGGGGGCACAAGGATTAGAAGGTATTGCTGGATTTCAATCAAGTGTTGGTTATCCATTGTAAAATATTTCATAAATATAATTTATAAAAATCAAAGGTTTTTATATATCAAATAGAACTCTATTATTACTGCTATTTATTTTAATTCATTTACTATTTCATTAAATGTTTTTTTTGTTATTTTATTATTTCTCAATTTACTAATTATTTTAGTTATTTTATTTTTTTCTGATTGATTTTTTGATGAATTTAATTTTTGTTGGAATAAATTTATTGCTCTATTTTTACTTTTTAAAAAATCACTGGCATTAATTATTGAAGAAGATGAAGCTTTTGAACCAATTCCAGCAGGGGATGATGATGCTTGTGGGACTAATGATGAAGCAGATGAACTAATTCCAGCAGGGGATGATGATGCTTGTGGGACTAATGATGAAGCAGATGAACTAATTCCAGTAGGGGATGATGATGACGTTTTCTGAATTGACTGGATTGAAGCGGAATCCGTTTGTGGGCTTCTTTTTAATATTTTATCAAAAAATGATTGTTTTGGTTCTGATGGGACCGTTAATCGTTGTGAATAATTTTCTGTTTGTGGTTTATTAGATTTACTAAAAATCTTACCGAACCATGATTTTGGTTCATTAAATCCGGTTGGGGTATTAATACCACGATATGGTTGTTGTTTACCTAAATTTGTTATATTTTGTAATCCAATATTGGGGAATAATGATGAAATATAACTATAACTATTATAATTTCTATATGCATACATAAGTAATAATGAAATAAGCCATACGAAGAGTCCAACAGCATATGATATCAAATAGTTTGGTGTTTTTGAGAATAAAGCACACCCTACTGAGAATCCTACGATTATCGAAATGATTCCGATAACTGTAAGAATTATTGAAATTATATTATGATTCGTTTTATAAAATCCATATAGAGTACCAATAACTATAATAATCATTAATGAAACTGTAAGCGAAACGATGAATGTATTATCAACTGGTTCTTTATTTTTCGCGGTAGAAACTGGTGGAGAAGCAACTTTCCCATTTTTTCCAAGCGATTGATTCGCCCAAACTTCTTCGGTTTCACATTGCTCCGGAGGAATCTCAGTTCCAGAAATTGTATTTTTCGGTTCCGGTTTTTTATCTGACGTAGTCGTTGTATATGTTCCAATAGTTGGAGTTATTTTTTTTCCGGGAACCAAATCGCAATTTGAATTACATACAAGTGATTGGTTATCTAATAATTGAGAATTTTCATTGTAGAAAAGAACTGTTGTTGGTGAATTAACTGGTATATTTGTTTTAAACTGGTTCATTTTAGAAGTATACAATTGGGTTCCTCCATTAACCATTGTAGCCATATTTGAGAAAAAATTGACTGGAACATCAACAACCTCTGTAATAATAATATATTGGATATTATTTGTTATGAGTGTATTAAAGAATGGTTTATTTGGTGGAATAAGAGTTCCCAAATTGAAATTATTAAGATTATTAAGCTGGGATTGGACATTCACACTTGGAATACGAGTCGAAAGTGTTTCTAACATAACAAACCCGTTCGATTTAGGAGCATTTCCCAAATTATTTACACTACCAATGACAGAAACACAAATCATCAAATTGCTATATTTTTCATTTACAAAGACAAAATAATATTGGATGGATTGACTGAGAATATCGCTATTTGTTCCAATATAATCTTTTGCGGGAGCGGTAAAATATATCTCTTTTAGAGTGAATTGTGTCATTTTTTCTCCACTATTAACATCTGTTCCATTCCACATTATGTAATTTATATTTGTTGTATCTGTTGGAGTTATAGTGAATTTCTTCCCATCATTATTGAATTGACAAGATGTTATATTACTGAAATGATATTCGATTGAACAACCAGACTGACAGAAAAAAACGGGGGTTATAGTCGGAGAAGCATTTCCTGTCTCTGTATTTGGTAATTGAAACATCATTCTTGGTAATTGTTCGATTGAATTATCTCTTGTATTATTATCATTATAATTGGGCATAATATACTATTTTATATAGAGAAATAAATCTCATTAAATAATAAAATGAAATTTTATCAATATATGGTTTTTCTTTTTTTCTTTATTTTCTTATTTTGTTTTTATGGAAATCGCATTTACACTAAAATGACGGTTCCATATGTAATTCATCAAACTATAATAAATAAAGAAGATACTGATATGATTATTCCTTCTGAAAAACACGTTGAACATTTTGAAAATAAAGATTATCCCGTCGCAATTAATAAAGATGACAAGAAAGAATTGCTAGAAAAGGCACTCTATTCAAATACAATGCCCGCTTTCCAAACAAATAATTTCCTCCATTTAACAACAGATCCAGATAAAATAAAATATAATGACCAAGATAAAATATACATTAATCCTTTTCATCCAAAAGAGTCAGAACATGTATTCAAGCCAAAGAAGAATTATCAGAGCCCCGATAAAATGACAACAGTTGAAAGGAACGCCTATAAGTTCGGATATCCAGATGGAATGACTATGCAGGACTATGTAGACTGGTTATTCCTTTTTAAAGATAATCCTGAACTTCTAAATCTAGAACACTACATTAATTATGACAAATTAATTAACAATAAAGAAATAAAATATGAAAAGGACAGAACACCACCCCCTTCTAAAAAACTAACGCCTCTTAATTCCGAAAATTATTTTACTCAGATGTATTCCAACCCTCCGACGATGGTTCAAGATGATTTCCGCCGTGTTGAAGGAGAAGTCCGTGTTTCTACGAATCAAGGTAGTATTACAAATGGTCTACTTCCATATAATTATGAAAAATATGGAAACTTTAAACAGAATTTTGATGTTTTAGGACTAAATG